CGCGTTCCTTCCCGCCCCGGAGCTGCCTTTATTTATAGAATAGCTTCTATGTAGTTTCCCCCCCTCATATTTCTCTATATAGGTTAGGGGAAAAATAGCAGTTCCTCCTACAAATTGTCTGGCCATCTTATTGATCCTTTTTCTTTAAATCTGCAATTAGCAAGTCATAGGCCTCTTGAATTTTCCCATCTTCTATCATGTCCGATGGGCTTTTTCCATCTAAATCCTCATGAGGCATTTTCAACCATTGCGTAGCGGCATAAATAGTCAACTTCTTCGAAAGAAGATTAAGTATATCATATTTTGAAATTTTAGCCATCTACAATATATATATACACTAAATTATGTGTAATAAGATATAGATACCCAGATGCCAAAAAAAACCAAGGCTCATACAACACTCGGGGCTAATTCTCTAGACCCCAAAATAACCCTCAGGTCAAAGAACCTGTCGGAGAGACAAAGGGAATTTCTAAAGTTAGCTTTAAATGATGACACCAAGATAATATTTATCTCTGGGCCGGCCGGGTCTACGAAGACCTATATTTCCGTATATGCGGCTTTGCGCAAATTAAAGCAAAATGAGGACCTTGACCTCCTATATGTACGGACGGCCATAGAAAGTGCCGAAAAGGGCCTGGGGGCCCTTCCTGGCAACGTAGAAGAGAAAATTAATCCCTATATGGCTCCCCTCGAAGATAAATTGTCGGAAATCCTCCCGAGGACTACCGGAATCAAGCAAGAGCTCATTCGGAGTCACAGGGTGCAGGCAATGCCCATAAATTATTTGCGCGGGGCAAATTGGAATGACAAAATAGTGATAGCGGACGAATCCCAGAACTTCAGCTTTAAGGAGCTCGTTACCCTTATTACTAGAATCGGCGAGGGTACACGCTTGTTTATTTGCGGCGACATGATGCAGAGCGACATCAACGGAAAGAGCGGTTTCCGCGAAATGTTCAATCTTTTTAACGATGATGCCAGTAAATCAAAAGGTATACATTGTTTCCGATTTACCATCTCCGACGTTAAAAGGAGTGCAATATTAAGGTACATAATAGATAAATTACAAAAAAATAAGTGTAAAATTAATTAATGGAACAATGGACAGATCTCCTTGGGGCATTAATAACCGCTTCCGCCACCTTATTTAGCGTGTGGCTTGGTCATCGCTTCTATAAAAGGCGCCGACGGGATCCCGTAGTAGATGAGAACACACAGGCATCGAATGTCTATGCCGCCCTAGAGTTCACCATGGACGAAATGGGGGCGGATCGGGCCTATGTCCTGGAGTTCCATAACGGAGGGCATTACTACTCAGGTAGGGGTCAGCAGAAATTTAGCTGCACACACGAAACGACGAGAAAGGGCATTACTCACGAATGCACCAATTCACAAGAGCATCGTGTATCTAATTTTCATTCCTATATAACCGAGCTGATAGAAAATAAAAAATTCGCCTATCTTGAAATGAACGAGGTTCCCGACCATGCCTTTGCCGGCCTCCTTGAGAACGCAGGAGTTCTTAGTATCTTCAATGTCCCCATCAAGACCCTCAATGGAAAAATCATAGGAATTTTAGGCGTAGACTATGTGCGAAATCGTCCCAGTAGTGGTTTTAGCGATGAGCAAGCCAATATCATGCGGGGGCAATCTCGGGTGATTGCGGGATACCTGGTATAAAATATATATTGATTTTTTTAAACATTCCACTTATTATAAAGTGTAATGCAAACTTTATTTTGTACAAACTGCGGCCATAAATTAATGTATTCGGAAGCAAAACCTAAGTTTTGCGGGTTTTGCGGGACCCCTATAGGAGGGGTCTCTCCTCGGCAAACAAGCGAGACCAAAGCCCCGAAAACACTAAGGGAACAAATGGAAGCAAGGGAAAAGGGTGGTGGCGAAAATGATGAAGGAGATTCTACCGACATCGATTATGTGCCCCAAATAGAAGGTTTGGAGTATGAGATTAGTGCCGGCGATATCGGCAATTCAGTCCATAAATTCGAAGATGTCTTTAATGTCTCCGCCAAAGAAGAAGAAAAGCCAGCAACCCAAAAAAAGCGCAGAGGAAGACCGAGAAAAAAGCGCTGACCCCGAACATCTGCACTATGAAGATCTCAGTGATCTTATAGATACGGAATTAAGAAAAAGGAGGAGTAGCTGGTTTTTGACTTCCGTGGCTTGGATTGACTACGACGATGTGTCCCAAATAATACGAGCTCACATTCATCGAAAATGGGACCAATGGGACCAAGAGAGGCCTATTCGCCCTTGGCTTAATAAGCTCATATCCAACCAGATGAAGAACATCTTGCGGAATCATTACAGTAATTATGCGCGCCCTTGCCTCAATTCTCCATTTAATGCGGACAGTGAATTGAAGCTGTGTAGTTTTACCGCTTCCGGAGAACAGGACGCCGGTTGCCCTCTTTACAAGAAATGGGAAAAGACCAAGCGTCACGCATATAATGTAAAAATTACCTTGGCTCTAGACTCTCACATGCACGAGCTGCACAGCGGTGAATCGGATCTCTTGAGCGCAGACCTGGAGGGCGCATCACAAAAATTAATACTAGAGCTAAAGACCACGCTGAATTCTCGACAATTTCAAGCTTTTGAATTACTCTTTATCGAAAAGTACAGCGACGAGGAGGTTGCCGAGAAAATGGGCTTCAAAAGCACTGAAGCTGGCAGAAAGGCTGGGTACAAGCAAATAAAAAACCTTAAAAAAATGCTTAAGGAGAAAGCCGCCAAAATTTTAGCTAAAAAGGGTATAACTTTTCTCGGACACAAAGATGAACCTAAATGACGAACAAAAGGAGTGGCTCAAGACCCACTTCAAGACAAATCCGAATCTTTCTGATTTAACTAAAAAATTATTTAATAATGACAAGCTGGACGGCCGCAGCAAGGAGGGGCGGGCGGTTCGAGCATTTTTGTCGGGCGAAAACCTTGAGTACGAGACTACGGCCTGGGAAAAGGTAGAGGACATAGAGCTAGACGAAAACCAAATACAATTTACAAAAGATCAAGCTAAAAACGGATTAAGTGCGTTTCAGATATCTGAACTACTTTTTTCACATATAACTGTAAAAAGATTTTCAAAACAACATATAAGTGTTTTAAATTTCTTAAGGGAATATGAGCCGGCGTATGTTCATGACAGCGAAAGTGCCGTTAACCGGGAATACTGCCCTCCGAAGCTCTTTAGTACTGCATTAAAGAAAATAAATGAATATTCTCACGAGGATCTTATTGAAGAGCGGTTAAACCACGATGAGCGCGAGTGTGTCGACACATTACTGAAAAGTCTCTCTGCCCCCCGTTTTATACAAGTTATAAGCAATTACAGCAGCATGAAGGACCGGGAGCTATTCGAGGCTGAGTTCGTAAGGGCCACATGGGACAAACCCGACTTAACGTCAGACGAAATAAACTTATATATAAATGTTTGTGTTGATTATATAAATTTAAAAAATATATCAGCTCATATAGAAAAATTGAATAATATGTTCAATGAAGTGGAAGACCAGCAAGACATGACGGTTAGGCTGGCCGAGGTGCTTAAATCCAAGACTGACGAGTACGACAAGTGCGAAAAGCGCATGGAGTCATTAATCAAGAAGCTAAATGGAGATAGAGCAGAAAGACTAAAAAACAGAAGGACAGAAAATGCCACTATACTATCATTAGTAAGAAGCTTTCAAGTAGAAGAAGAAAGAAAGAAAATGATACAATTAGCAGAAATGCAAAAAAAATTAGTTGAAGAAGAGGTGGAAAGGCTTGATAATATGGAAAGCTGGAAAGCCAGAGTATTAGGAATATCAAAGGAGAACTTATAATGAAAGAAGTAAAACTATTAGTTGGAGATTATGAATACACCAAGATCGAGGAGCTCTTCGAGAAAGAGGCCGACTTCGAGCCAAAAACCGAAATGGACGAAATCCTGGTAACAACCATTCGCGCCATTGTGAGCCCAAACAACCTCATAGCAGAAGATGTGGGCGGCCCAGAGACGACCAATACCACCTTCCGCAAACTAGAGCAGCCAGAGGACTCTTCACTTGAGGGCAACGTCGACTTTAGCGACATCCTCCCGGACTAATGCAAAAATACATCTACAGTATAAAACCAATTAAAATAATTGACGGAGACACTATAGATGCAGAAATAGACTTAGGATTCCATACTAAAGTAAAAAAAAGAATAAGACTATATGGAATAAATACTCCAGAAATAAGATTACAAAATAAAATAAAAAACCTAGAAGAACGTAAAGCTGAGAAAGAGCGCGGCTTACTGGCTAAAGCTCGTCTTCGAGAAATCTGCCAGAAAAACGAGATTCTCTTGGAGTCGGTAGGATTGGGAAAATACGGGAGAGTTTTAGGTAAACTGTATTTTGCCGAAGAGAATGAGTCCCGGAAGGCTATATCGGAATGTAATCTTGCGTTGGCCCAATTTGACGGCAGTATTAATTCCCTTCTTATTTGTGAGGGATTGGCTGAGCCGTATGGGGATTAACTTTTTGTTTATTTAATAATGAATGAAGAATTAGATTTTTATTGGTTTTTATGGTATTCCGACAAGGGTAATACGGGGAGTTAATTATTTTTGCTTAATGTCCATGAGTTGTAAAGTATGCGAGAAAACCTTTGGCAGCGACAAAGGCCTCCACCTCCATATATCCAAAGCGCATAAAATTGCACTACCTGAATATTATGTTAATTTCTATCAGCGTAAGGATAAATTAAATAATAAATTATTATCATTTAAAAATAAAGATGATTATTTCAATGTGGACTTCGCTAGTGTCGATAACCTGGTTGAGTGGTCCAAGGGTGCGCCCAAGAAGGAGGTAAAGGATTATATACTCAAGCAGCTGCGGAGACGCGTGGAGAGCAAGGGCCTTAAGTACGGCCCGACCCATTTAGAGCTTGCGCTGCATGATTTGCCCCCACTTGATATGTATAAGGACTTTTTTGGTTCTTATTCCAAAGCATGCGAGAAACTAAAAATTAAACCATTATTCGAAAAGAATATAATGAAGGAGTTTTTTCAACATAATGCAGAGTTGGATTCCGTAAAGATTCTTGTTGATACCCGGGAGCAGCAACCTTTGCGTTTCAACAACTCCATGTCAATGAAACTGGACTTTGGTGATTATGCCGTTGGAGCCCCCTATTATGATTATACCTATGTAGACCGAAAAAGCGAATCCGATTTTAAGAGTACGATGACTACTGGATTCAAAAGATTCGTTAGGGAATTGGAAAGGGCCGGGGCATTTGATGCATTCCTATTTATTGTGGTGGAGAGCAGTATTGAAAAGATTATCAAAAACAATGTATTTGGCCCATACAGGTCAAATATGCCTTACGTTTGGCATAACATGAGGGTTTTGACTCATATGTTTCCCCAGAAGTGCCAATTCGTATTTTCCGGTAGCCGTAAAGCGTCAGCGGAAATTATTCCCAAGCTATTAGTTTATGGGAAAAGATTATGGGGGACGGACGTACAATATTTCCTGGATAAAGGATGAGCTGGGAAAAAGGTGCATTCAAGTTTCCCAAGGATATTCCTGACATCAATCAGGAATTGCTTGAACTCCCAGGGTATTTGGAAGAAAAGGAGGCTAAGTATCATTTGCATCAATTCCTTCGAAATAACATAACTTTTACGACTGACTTGATTGCGGGGGTCGAGCTCTTCCCGTTTCAGCATATAGCGATTAAGGCAATGCTTGAAACTGATTATTTCCTAGGGATTTGGAGTCGGGGCATGTCCAAATCTTTTAGTAGTGCGATATACGCATTCCTCGATGCAATTTTTACTCCTGGAGTGCAGATAGGTATTCTTGCGGCAACCTTCCGGCAATCCAAGATGATTTTTGAAAAAATAGAGGACATTGCCTCTAAGCCGAGTGCCCAGTTTTTGTCCCAGTGCATCACCAAGAAATCAAAGAAAAATGACCAGTGGACCCTAGAGATAGGGGACTCCAGAATAATTGCTCTTCCACTAGGAGACGGTTCAAAGCTTCGGGGATTTAGGTTTCATAGGATTATTATTGATGAGTTCTTATTGATGCCGGAGCATATCTACAATGAAGTTATCTTGCCATTTTTGAGCGTGGTCCAAAATCCAACCGAAAGGGAGAAGATTAAAAAACTGGAGGACCAATTGATCGCCAAAGGCAAGATGACCGAAGAGGAAAGGTATAGGTGGCCCAGTAATAAGCTGATAGCCTTGTCCTCGGCAAGCTACAAGTTCGAGTACCTATACAAGGTATACGAGAAATTTGAGGACATTATTATACACGGATCTCCTGGTGGTATAGATAGTGCATCCAGGGCCATAATGCATTTAAGCTATGATGTGGCGCCAGAGGCCCTTTATGATCAAAACCTGATTAATCAATCAAAACAGACAATGAGCCAGTCCCAGTTCGATAGGGAGTTCGGCGCAATCTTTACTGATGATAGTTCTGGGTTTTTCAAAACCTCTACCATGGCGTCCTGTACGATACAAGACGGAAGCTCTCCATGCACGGAAGTCGCTGGGGACAGGGACTCCCAGTATCTTTTGGCCTTTGACCCAAGCTGGGCCGAAAGTGAGAGCTCTGACGATTTTGCCATACAGTTATTCAAGCTAAACGACAATACTAAAACCGGCACACTCGTTCATAGCTATGCGGTACCTGGCCTGAAAATGAATGACCACATCACCTACTTCCACTACCTCCTTACCCATTTTAATGTAGTGGCAATAGTAGGGGACTACGGAGGAGGAGTGCAATTTCTTCAAGGGGCAAATGCCAGCGAGAAATTCAACAAAGACAATATACAAATACAAGAAATAATCGCAGATTTCGACAACCTGGAGAATTACCAAAAAATACTCAGGGAGGCCAAGCAGCAATACGATTTAGGCTCTAAACGGATCTGTGTATTAAGAAAAGCTACTTCTGACTGGATCAGAAAGGCTAATGAACTACTGCAATCTAACTTTGACCATAAAAGGATTTGGTTTGGGTCTCGTGCTCTAGACAAGGACTACCACCTTCAAATCAATAAGAAAATACCTATCAATGACTTGATCTTTATCCCAAACCAAAAAGAGCACCTCAAATCTTCAGGAAGTGCAAAAATGATAGACTTTGTCGACCACCAAACAGATATGATACATTATACGAAGAATCAGTGCGCCCTAATACAGGTCACGTCTTCGCCCCAGGGGACCCAGACATTTGGTCTCCCTCATAATCTACGGCGTCAAACTGGGCCGAACAAGACCAGGAAGGACTCTTATTCAGCTTTGGTCCTTGGGAATTGGATGATCAAAACCTATTATGATATGATGAATGTAGAGGAGGAGCAAATGACCGCAACCTTCTCCCCTCTGATGATTCATTAAAAGTCCCAAAGTTAACTTTTAACTTTTCTTTTAGACTTTTCAGGCATTGAGTGTACTATACTAGTATGCCTAGACCATATAGAAAGAAGTCGGATTACTGGAATAAATTTAGAACGAAGGAAGAGAAGCAGGAAAATCTGCAGGAACTCTTGGATGAAACTCGCGGCACCAGGGATGTCGACATTAGCCCGGCTACAGCTGGCGAGGCATACTATACGGAAGCGTCCCGAACCAGAAACGTCGGGCAAGTAACGGGAACGCAGGGAACGACTTCCCGCATAAACCGAATTACTCGGGCTCCTAAAATTGCAAAGTATGCTAATATTATAGAAGGAGGCCTACCTTATAACTATAAGGATGACTGCGTTAGTCCTAGAGGGTCTATACAGCTATGCCAAAAAGCCTATGCGAATGTTCCTATATTTCGCAACGCCATAGATGTTATGGCTGAGTTCTCGAATTCAGACTTATATCTGGAGGGGGGATCCGACAAGTCTCGCGCGTTCATTCAAAAATGGTTGGAGAAAATACATATCTGGAGAGTTAAGGACCAATATTTTAGAGAGTACTATCGGTCCGGAAATGTTTTCATATATAAGCTGGACGGAAAATTCAATACGGAAGATCTTGTAAAACTTAATCAAATATATGGAGCTGAAAGACAAGATGTTACATTAAGGAAAATTCCAATTAAATATATTTTTCTTAATCCTTATGATTTTGTAGCTGATAGGGCTCTTACTTTTGATAGTAAGTACGGGGTTTATAAAAAACTTTTAAGCGAGTATGATATAGAACGCCTAAAGGATCCCCAGAGCGAGTACGACAAGGAGGTCTTTAACGCGCTGCCCAAGGAGGCGCGGGAAAAGATTAAAATGAACCAGTTTATGACAAATGGGATCATGGTTTCCCTGGATCCTCATAAATTAATTTTTTCATTTTATAAAAAACAAGATTATGAGCCTTTTGCTATTCCTTTTGGGTTTCCTGTTCTTGATGATATTAATTGGAAGTTGGAGTTAAAGAAGGTTGACCAAGCGATTACTCGTACTATAGAAAATGTAATTTTACTGGTAACGATGGGTAATACCCCCGACAAGGGAGGCATTAACCCCAATAACCTCAAGGCGATGCAGCAGCTTTTCCAAAACGAAAGTATTGGTCGCGCACTTATTGCAGACTATACCACTAAAGCTGAATTCATAATCCCTGACCTCAATAAAGTTCTTGGGCCATCAAAATATCAAATAGTTAATGAGGATATAAAGGAAGGCCTCCAGAATATCATCGTCGGTAAGGAAAACTACTCAAGCACCCAAGTGAAGGCTCAAATATTCCTAGAGCGCCTAAAGGAGGCTCGCCATACATTCCTTAACGACTTTATGCAGCCCCAGATAAAGGAGTTGTGCCGCCTTATGGGCTTTCGCCAATTCCCTCGTGCAAAATTTGTCGAGATCGACATCAAGGACGAAGTCCAGCTGCAGAGGGTGGCGTCCAGGCTTATCGAGATGGGAATTATTACTCCCGAACAGGGGATGACCGCCCTAAAGCAAGGAGTATACCCAGAGCCGCATGAATTGCCTGATGCACAGGAAAAGTTCGTAAAGGAGCGCGAAAAAGGATATTATACCCCCCTCACCATTGCGCAACCTATCTTGGATGATGAAGTAGACCCATTAGGGAAAAAGCCTGCGCCCCAAGAGATAGGGCGTCCCGCCGGCACCAAAACCAAGCCGGACGGAGTTTTTGCCTCGGAAGATATGGAGGCCTTGTACAGTCGATCCAATATTCAGGAAGTTATATATAAAATAGAAGATCTCAGAAAATATGCGGAATCACGGCTAAGAAAGCAATTTAACCGAAAGAGGTTGAATAAAGCGCACAAGGAGATGCTGGACAGCCTCTCCGAGAGCATTGTGATGGCTACGGAACAGAAAGACTGGGAGAAGACCGCAGATGCATGCATTAACGACTTCAATCATATAGAAAGGCTTGAAGTAATGCACGACATCCTGGAAATAGGGGAGGCCCATACCCTTGTCTCATATCCGGCCGCCCTACTTTATCACAGCAAAAAAATAAAACCTAAAAATAAATAATTAGTGTAAAGTTATATTATGGCTTTACCTTTTAAGTACATTGCTAGGTTTTCTGAAGTTGTAACTGCTTCTAGCGTTAGAACATCCGATGAGTTCTCCACGGCATCTCTTGATTCTCTAAAGGACATAATCCCGGAAGGAATTGACTTCAAGAAGAATATAGACTTGGTGGGGGTTGCCTTTAATGGTGCCGTTGCCAATAGGTTTAATAAAAATGGAGATGGAATCGATAGCGAGACGGCTGTAGCAATTAAGGATTACTTTATCCACAAGCCCACCAATATCGAGCATCAGCGCAACAAGATCGTCGGACATGTGGTTGGAGCGGCCCTCTCAGATTTCGAGAGCAATGAACTTTTGAGCGATGAAGACGCGCTCTTAAGGAAAGGTCCATTCAACCTTTCCCTGTCGGCTGTAGTTTATAAAACGGTAAATCCACGCTTTGCCGAGCTTATCCAGCAATCGGTTGACGAAGATAATGAATACTACCATAAAGTCTCAGCCAGTTGGGAGATTGGATTTAATGACTATAATATAGTATTAGGGGGTAAAGACCTCACTGATTGCCGCATAATCTCCGAAGAAGAAGAAAAGGAAGAGCTAAGATCTTCCCTTAAGGCTTATGGGGGCACAGGGAAAACTGAGGACGGCGTAGAAGTGCATCGTCTGATCACAGGCAACATATACCCTCTAGGCATCGGATTCACTGCAAATCCAGCTGCCGATGTGCAAGGAGTAATCATGGACGACGATAGCTCAAGCCAATTTAATCTTCGATCCAACGACAGTACTTATTTCGAAAAAATAGAAATAAAAAATAATCTTTTGAAAGAAAAAAGTTCCCATTCAAAAAAACCCGATGTAAATTTTAACAAAGAATCTGAACCACAAAAAAATATGGAACAAGAAATTCTACAGCAAGTAACAGAGAGCCTTGAGGCGCAAGCTTCGTCGAAGAAATTGTCGGAAGAAGCCATCGCCAGCATTACCAAGGTTTTTCATGACGCCATTATCCAAAAGAATGAACAATGGCAGAACGATAAAGAATCTTTAAGTAAAGAACGCGACGATCTACTGAAGAGCGCCGAAGAGGCCGCCGCAGAGATTGAATCCCTTAAATCCGATATGGCCAATACCTCCGAGGAGATTTCGGCCCTTAAGTCGGAAATCGAAGCCAGGGAAGTCGCCGACAAATTTAATGACCGCATGAGTCAATTGGATGACGAGTTCGAGCTTGAGGACGAGGACAGGATCGTACTGGCCTCCGACCTTAAGAATCTTGACGTGTCCGATGAGTCTTATGCTCAATATAGGGACAAATTGCTCGTAATGTGGAAGCACAAAACAAAAGCTTTCAAAGATGAGCAACGCCAAGCCCTGGAATCCAAAATTGAGGAAGAGGTTCAAAAGAGGCTTTCAAGCCTTTCGGAATCGGAAGCTTCCGAAGAATCCGTAGAAGAAGTTGCCGAGGAGGCTATGGAAAATGCGGATATCGAAGAATCTGCAGTCGCCAACAATGATGGCGCCTCAACCGAAGACGAGCTCTCACTGAGAGAGAAATTCAAACAAGCCTTTTCCAAGGATAACGTAACAATTCAATACTAATAGAGGAAAACTACAATGGCCTTAAGACTACTACCATTCAGACAATACGCCGAGCAAGACGTAATTAACTTGTACAAGGTTAATATCGCTTCTTCATCGAATAACGCCATGGCAACGCCTTTCGTTAATGGCGAAAACGACAACGGGGTTCTCGTCGAAGTTTCCGCAGGAAACATGGACGGCGATCCAGTCGATTATGTTACCGACAGCTACCTGGGTAAGACCGACTATCCTTTCATTGGGAGAGACCAGTACCCGGTCGTGTCACTTGCCGTTAAGGCGGCCGATAGCTCTTCTTCCACTCGCCCACTTGGCGTAACATTGCGCCAAACGCTTACTCACGACGAGAATGGCGAAAAGCTGCTCTATTACCCGCAGAAGGCTCTTGAGATGCAGGCGGTCCTTACCGGACAAGCCGTCCCAGTGCTTACTCGCGGAGTAATTACCGTTGACGGTGATACGGCCTTTGACGGCACCGAGCCAACGGCAGTTGGCGTCCAGGTTTACCAAGGGGACAATAGCAATCAGGGCAAATTCAGCACTACCGACAACGATACGGCCGGAGCCATTGGTGTTGTAATTGCATCCGGCAATCGCGTCAACCGTGGTGTTTCTCCCGACCAATTCGCCGGAAATTCCGTCGGAACTGGTGCGGCCAATACGAGCGGCTCCTATTATGTAATCAATCTCGACTGTAAATAATTTAAATATCAAGAGAGGGCATATCAAAAATGAAAATCACACTTAAAAGAACCGACGAACAGGTCGAATTGGTGAAGGCTATGGCCTCTCGAAATCGAGATGTTGCCTACGAAGCGCAAATGGCCCTCGCCGAATTCATCGGACCTGTTTTAGCTGAAGTAGTGAATCAGGCTCCTACGCTGAGCAACCTGTTCACGAACTTCCAATTCAACGAAATGGATAGCCCCAGCATCCCGCTGGATCTGTACTACGACATTACGGCTCCCGATTATGTCAAGGTATACAGTACTTCGGTACCTGGAGGCCTTCCCACCAATACCGTAACACCCACGGCCTCAGAGCTTAAGTTCACCACTTATCGCCTCGATAGCGCCGTTGACTTCGACAAGCGTTATGCGGCCAAGTCCCGCCTGGATGTAGTCGGCAAGTCATTCACTAGGGTCGCTCAGGAAATTCTACTCAAGCAGGAGTCCACCTCGGCCAACCTTATCTTGGGCAGCTTGAAGGATGCCGAAACAAACGGCAACGCGCATACCCTTAGTTATACCGGAGGCCTAGTATTGGATAACTTCAATAAGCTTCTGACGCTTGCCAAGAGGATCAATACGGCCTGGACGAGCGGAACTCCCGAGAATCGCATCAAGGGCATTACGGACCTCATCATGTCACCCGAAGCCGTTGAAGGCCTTCGTGCGATGGCTTACAATCCGGTTAATACTGATGGCACTGGTGTAACAGCCATTCCCGCTACGGACGAAATGCGTAACTCCATCTACAGTAACGCCGGTATCCCCGAGTTCTACGGCATTTCCATCATGGAAATCAATGAACTTGGACAAAACCAAAAGTTCACCAGGGTTTGGAACGCACTCCCAACGGCAACTAGCGACGTAGATTTGGTCATTGGCCTTGATCGTAGTCGTGAGTCCTTGTTCCGTGCGGTTGCCACCGACGCAGAAAACGGATCCGAGTTCACCCTTCTTGCCGACGACCAATACAGTGTCCGTCAACAAAAGATCGGTTATTACGGAGCTATTGAAGAGGGTCGCATGGTCCTCGACAATCGAGTTCTTACCGGACTTAGGAAGACCTCTTAAACTCGAGTCCATCTCGACTTTTCAAAAAATCCACCGATTACGGTGGATTTTTTGTTTCTACATATTATCATAAGGGTGTACAACCTATTGGAAAAAGGAGATAATACTATGCCAAGGAAAAAGAAAAAAATCACTAAAAAAGCCGCCTCAACAAAGCCTAATGTTGAATTTGCGGACGGAAGAGATCATCTTTCGGAAGAAGCGGAACAGGCCCGAAACCTAGAGGATATATTAGGGTTCAAGGAGACTAACCCATTCGGCGTGAGCTCGGCGGAGGAGTTTGACTCCAATCTAGAGGAGTTGCAATTAACTAACTTGCAGGAAATGGCAGTCAATGCAGGGGTATTCCCATCCGGAACCAAGGCAACGCTTAAAAACAAACTAAGAAAAGCATTTGCCGAATATACTCAAGGGGGGAAAAAGAAGGTAGTCCAAATCACAAAGCCAATCGCTGACCCGAACACCCCGGAAGGCAAAGCGCTCCTTGATATCATGAGGGAAGGATTTTAATGTCGTATCCCCCATATGACGAACTTAATCAGATAGGGAAACTGGCCAGTGGTACCCTACAATACGAGTTTGACTTCATAACCGGCGCCAAAGCCAAAAAAGCCGAATTACAAAGTATGTCGGGATCCATGAGTGGGTCCATGGGGGAATTAAACGTTCTTCTTTATCAAAATTTTCATTTTACCGGTGCCGATGGTGAAGTCAATCCCAGGATGCAAATTGAAGAGGCCGACATCTTGCGGCAAATTTACATTAGGGACTGGAACACCAAGCAGGCCCAAAAGCTTCTTCGAGGTATTTACGATACATCTACCGCTAGCAGCGTTGTAGGGGCCATGGAATGGACTGAGCTACGAGAAGGGGATACAACCATTCGTAGGTCCCCGGAATCCTCTACAACGTCCTCTAAGGCCCGTATGAGCATAAGTAGAGACTTTAAGGCTCTGGCGGATGAGGCTAGATTGAAAATAGATAAACTTGTTGCTTCTTACAATATCTACGGAGCGCAGCCTCGCCAGGTGGCTGGTGGAGATGCGTTCGGAATAAGCGGAACTAGCGGATACTACTGGTATTAATGTACTTTCGGGTCGTTCCAGGAATTGTTGGACAACTCATAATTTAATCCGCGTATTTCGTCGGCCGCTGCGCCTGTGCCTATCGTATTCATATTGGCGAAGACCTTATTGTGATTGGCGCCAGCCGGATTATTTGCAGCCTCGAACCCATTCCCAAACAGACCGCGCCCCAAAAGTACTGACGTAGCGGTTCCTGTGCAGGAATACTGCGGGCCTGCCTGCATATTATCCGTTGGCATAGGTTGCGCAATCGAATATAATTTCGACCCTGACTCTGCCTCTAGGGTTGTAGGGCCGCCGAATTGGTTGGTAGCCTGGTCTATTATATTAAGTGTTTTAGCGCTTAAGTTTGCACTGTTTCCGGGGTTTACTATAGTTGAATTACCGGCACTTGTAATATCCCAGGGCACTGCTTGTTGATGTGGGGTCGTGAAACTA